TAATTCTTCTAACCTATCGAATTTATGACTGGAAAACCAAACCGATTCAGTTGACGAATCATACTTCCCCGGAGCCGTAGCAGGTGTAGTAGTCGTATGGTAAACAAAGCCTGAACTCATTTGTTGAAGCTTAGTGGTCACGACTGCCGAATTAACCGCAACGGCTGTCACGCTAGGAAACTTCACTACAAAATCCTTCTTCATGGTGTTGTAGAGTTCCAAGTTCATCTCACACTTCACTTCAACAATGTGCAAAGGCGGCATTAAGTCAGTATAATCCCCTGCATCTAATAGGTAAGTCGCTGGGCGTATCGCTTTCATAATCTTAGGTAAGGAATCAGAACGTGCCGCCCATTCTCCATAATCCCGATTCATCAGTACAAAATACTTTTCTAAGAACGCACCTTTGCTTCTGCCTAGCAATGTTTGATCTACTACTTTACATTGCCCAAACACATCTTCTAAGCCATTGCTAGTAAACGATCCAGTCAAGCCCCAACGTATCTTGAACAAGTCAATGACTTTAAATAAGGCTTTAAAGCGTGAGCCAGAAGGGTTCTTTAAGCGTGTCAGTTCATCGAAAACGATTCCATCGAATTTTAGCAGTTCAGGATGTTCACGGCATAGCCATAGCAAATTGTCGTAATTCGTTACGATGACATTGGCGTTGCACTTAAAAGCGGATATTCTGTTCTTAGCTGTACCAACAGCCACTTCAATGTATAGCTCAGAAGCCCATTTAAGCCCTTCCTGCCTCCAAACATCTGTACACACACGTTTAGGTGCAAGAACTAGAAAACGCTTCACATGCCCGTCCTGAATTATCGCTTGCATAGCTGTTAAAGTGATGGCCGTCTTGCCAGCACCAACAGGCGCAAGAATCATCGCTCGATCACGGCTATACAAGAAGTCAGCAGCTTCATCCTGATACGGTCTTAATACCATTGCCTTGTCCAGTTCAAATAGGCTTTACATGGAGTGCTTCCAAAACCCTTAACTTCATAAGGCCCGAGGCACATCCACATATTGCCTACACGTTTAATTCTAGGTTTAATGTTCATATTCATGCGCGTTACGCCAATCTATAAATAGGGTACACTCCAATTCTTTTAACTCTTTCATAGCGTCCATGTGCCACATGAAGTCTTTGGTGTCTATTTCAATGGTTAGATAACGAGCGCAATCTTGTTTCTTATCGCAGTTGCTACCCAGACATCTGGCGTTATCATTTGGTAATGGATATTTCATTCATCCCCCTCTCTGCCAGCTAGGTAGAGCGGTATGTAAGTAGGATTTGGTACAGCAGGTGCACCGCCCTTTGTAAACGACACAGCTCTATCCATAATAGGAGTATCGTTATGTCTATATCTTTGTACCCACTCTGTAATCCAAGCCACAGGCTCTTGCTCTTGCTCACGTTTCAAATCACGTACTGCATGTGCATATCCTGCTTGGTAAAATTCTCTATTGCTTTTAACTCTGTCAAATTTATCTTCGCTAGGCTCAGGCTGGGTGATTAGTTCAGTTATTCTAATTTGAAGGTTTCTCCCTGCTGTTCCATTGATAGGATTATCAAGCATCAATCTACATTCTTTTAATAGTTCTATTTCTTTACTCATCATCTACTCCAGTTATGCCGTGTGCTTTTTCTGCAAAATCAACACCTGACCAATAGCTATATGGGTGTGTGGCATCATCATCAGTTTGAAACCCTTGTGATATTTCTATGCCAGTTAAATGCTTACGCTTTTGTGGTGCTGTGTAGAGCAAATCCCCATCCTTTAAGTCTTTATGTCTACATGTCAATTTAACTGTATGCTCAGAGTCGTCGGGGTAACCTCCAATAGTTATTACAATACCAACAGGCTCTTGCTCAGGTTGGGCGAGTAGTTCTTCAAGTTCTTTTCTTAAATCATTTTCTAATAGGCTAGCGTATCTAAGCTTTTTTAAAAACTCTGTTTCTTTACTCATTCCCACCTCCAACATTGCTTGCTTAACCTGCTTCATCAAATCTTCCACAGTAACATTTGATATCGGTGAATCTAGCGCCAACGTCATCCGTTCTAAATCGAAAGTGAATTTAGGCTCTCTTTTAGGTTTATCAAGGAACTCGTGAATCTCTTTGTATAGATCATAACTGACAAAGAAATCCCCTTTGTTGTCACCGGATATAACTTTCTCCAGTAATTCTCTTTCTTTACTCATTCCCCACCTCCAATACCGTGCATTTTCTCAGCAAACCTAACACCCTTTATAAAAGACTCATGGCAGTTATTACCAAGGCTTATAAGTTTTGATGTTAATGGCTCACGTTTTGGTGGTGCTGATCTCTTTACTATTTCAACAACCGATTGCCTGATGATTTCTTTTAAGCCTTTCTCGCCATAGGTGTCTAACTCCATAGCATCGAGCATTTTATTTACTGTTTTTTGTTGGTCTTTATTCATCATCTTTTCCCACTCTATAAAGTTTATCTCCGTATTCCAGCTTACCTAACCAAACCAACGGCATACCTTGTGGTGAGCGACTAACGTCAAACCCAACTGACGGGTCTGCCACATAAGCAATAGGCTCTTGCTCAGGCTGGGCGAGGAGTTCTTTGGTTTCTTTCATTAATTGCATGTATTCTTCAGGCAGTAAATCCCCGTTATGCCATCTTCCGAGTAAATCTCTTTCTTTACTCATTCCCCACCTCCAATAGTAATATGGTCGCCTACTCTTGGAGGCGTTTCCCCGGTCATTTTTAGCCAGTAATCCAATAAGTTAATAGCTTCCTGCCATCCTGCTGACGGTCTTTTTGTTTCCTGTTTGACACAAGACAAGGTACTTACTGCGATGTCAGTCTTTCTAGCCAGTTCTGCTAGGCTAACCCCTTTTCCATAAAGCACTTGAATCATTAAGGCAAAATCAATATCCCTAGCCATTTTTAGACCTCCCGTCCATCATTCTGCGTCTGGATTCATCGCAGTACAGTTCCATATCTTTACTGCGGTGCATGAACTGAACTACTTGTGCTGCCATTCCGGTAATCTTAATAACCGGACGTTTGTACATGAACGCGCACATTTCCCTTATGTAAGGAAGCCAGTCCATGATCTCAGCGCGGTTATAGAGAACTGTTCCGTCCATGTGGGTTCCGGTGTGCTTAGGCATACAGTAACGCGCGTCTTTGACTATCTTGTCGAGCGTTAAGGCTTTAATGCCTATCAACGTTAATATTTCTTTCTTGGTGATGTTAAATTGAGCAATAGGCCGGATACCGTCTACACTTAAACGGGTGTTGAGGCGTTTCAAGCGGACACGCTCGTTGATAGCGATTCGATTCTTGTCGTAATAGGCAAAGCTTCTTTGCCGTTGTAGTTCGTCACGTTGCGTCTTTGTGTGCATAGTCTAGCTCCAAGATTAGTTCACAGTAGTGTATGATTTTTTTAATGTCTTCTGCGCCATTCTTACTTCGATGACGCGTAATGTACTTTACGATGTTACCTTCCATAAACGGTAGTTTGTTAGCATGGATGTAAACAACGGGCTGAATGGGCAACAAATAATGATCCCCTCCAACCATTTTCTTAGTAGTCATTGGATAACTCCAAAGGTTAATCGGTGGAAAAGTTAAGTCCGCCCATTTCAAACCATAACTTCCTTGAAAGCCTTAGTTCTAGCTGATGCTGTGGTTAAGCCGTTCATGCGTTTGTAGCGGCTGACCAAGTAATCAAATTCATCTTCCTGCTTGTCAGTTGGACGTTTAAGCCCGCCTTTTACTACTTGTTCGTACAACCAATCTATATCTTGATCTATCATTTCATTATCCTAAGTGTGAGTCCCCAAATACTCTAAGGCCCAATTATCAATCTGTTCGACTGTCCAAAGACAGGCGTAGTTTTGATTGAGTCTTATCATTTCTTGTGCAAATAATTTTTGTAGTTCCGATAAGCGTCCACCTTTTGTTTTTAATTCTACAAACCAGCACGAACCATCTGCCAGACAAGCAATCCGATCAGCTACGCCTCGCTGGGTAGGTGAAGTAAACTTGAAGGTCTTGCCTCCGTGTACGTCAACTACCCATTTGAAATGCTTTTCAATGTCACGCTCTAGCATTGCATAAAAGCTTTAATAAATGATGCGGCTACTTGAGGTACGATAGCGTTACCATAACCTTTTAAACGCATGACTCGCGCTTCTTGCGTGTTGTCGGCATCAATCGGCTCGCTTGGATCGCTGCTATATCCCATTCCTCTGGGAAGCCCATTAG